GTTTGCTTTTTAGCAACATCTAGAATTCTTGCATTTTGTGCTTGAGAAGTGTTGCTAAATTATCAACACTTTAAGTAATGCAAGCAGCGACACAAATACTGCCTGAGATTTCTTTTGGAAAAGAATCAGCAACACCTGAATTTATCGAAGAAATTAAGCCTCTTTTGCAAAAACACTGGCAAGAGATTGCGCACTTCAAAGACATACCACTTGACCCTGCATGGGATGATTACCTCACCTTAGATAAGCTTGGGATGCTTCGCGTCTATACTGCTCGCCTAAACGCTAGTCTTATCGGCTACTGCATCTTCATCGTTCGTAGAAATCCGCATTACAAAACATCACTGCAAGCTTCCCAAGACATACTTTTCATCGATCCAGCTCACCGCAATCAAGGCTTCGGTCGCTCGTTCATTGATTGGTGCGACTCCATGCTGAAGCTTGAAGGCGTTCAGGTTTCTTATCAGCACGTCAAAGAAGCTCACAACTTTGGTCCTTTGCTTGAGTCCTTGGGCTACGAGCTTGTGGATCTGATTTATCTCAGGAGACTAGATCATGGGTGACAATGCAGGACGCATCGCACTTGGTGTTGTTACAGGCGGAGTTTCGGAATTAGCCATCGCTGGCGTTAAAGAATTCGACAAAGCTTCAGGAGCAAAGGCAGCACGTGAAGAAGCAAAAGCCGCAGGTCAAAGGCAGCTCCAACAACTCGAAAAGCTCCAAGGTGAACAGAAGTTCAACCAAGAAAACAGCCGTAAGGTCGCCGCTGAAACCAGAGCGCAGCGCGATGCAAGAGCTAGGGTCATTGCCGGACGCTCAGGCAAGGGTCGACAAGGCACGATACTCACAGGTCCTGAAGGTGCTCCGGTTCCGCTTATTGGAATGAACTACTCAGGCAAAACCCTATTAGGTGGCTAATGTATAAATCCAAGCGCGAACGCCTAGAGGTTGAAAGAGCAGCTCTCGAACTAGAGAGGCAAAGCTTCATACCAGGATGGCGAGATTGCGCTGACTTCGTTACACCACGAAGACCACGCTTTAACATCACTGATAATAATCGCGGAGATAGACGCAGCACTAAGATCATCGACTCGACCGCAACGCTTGCACTTAGAACGCTTCGAGCTGGTATGATGTCTGGGGTCACAAGCCCTGCGCGCCCTTGGTTCAGGCTCACCGTTGACTCATTCGCAATAGCTGAGCGTGGTTCAGTTAAGAACTGGCTACATCAGGTTACTGATGTCATGCGAACCGTATTCCTGCGCTCAAATCTTTATCAGGTACTCATCTCGACTTACGGCGATCTAGGATTATTCGGAACATCTGCCATCTTGGTTGAGGAAGACGCCGATGACGTGATCCGTTTCTTCAACATCCCTATCGGAAGCTACATGATAGCCAACGACTCGAAGATGAAGGTGAACACCTTTTGGCGCGAGCTTAGGTTTACCGTTGCCCAAGTTGTTGAGAAATTCGCAACAATAGATAAGAAAACAGGGAAGCCTGACCTGAGCATATTCTCTCAGCGAGTTCAGGAAGCCTACAAAGAAGGCCGATTGCAAGAGTGGGTGGACGTATGCCACCGCATCGGACCTAACCCTGAGTACAACAAAGAAAACTTACAATCGAAGTACAAGAAGTTCGAGAGCTGCTACTTCGAGAAGAATTGCGAAAAGAATGGCAAGGACGAGAACCTCTACTTGCGCGAGTCGGGATACGATTACTTTCCAGTACTTGTACCTCGATGGGAGCTCACGGGCGAAGACGTGTATGGCACCAACTGTCCAGGGATGGACGCGCTTGGTGATATCAAGCAGTTGCAGCTAGGAGAAAGGCGCTCGGCTCAGGCCATTGAAAAGAAGATCAATCCGCCCATGACTGGGCCGAGTCAACTTAAGACTAGCAAAGTTTCAATCCTTCCAGGCGACACCACATTTTACGACGCCGCTCAAAGCAATAACCCATTCCGCGCAGCGCATGAAGTCAACTTAGACATCAGCCACCTAGAGAACAAGCAGGCTCAAGTGCGTGACCGCATTCGCCGCGTGTTCTACGAGGATCTGTTTCTCATGATCGCAAGCATGGATCGCACTCAGATCACGGCTCGAGAGATCGATGAGCGGCATGAAGAGAAGCTACTCGCACTAGGTCCTGTGCTCGAGCAGTTGAACCAGGATCTTCTTGACCCACTTGTGGACGTGACCTTTGCAATCTGTTTAGAGCGTGGGCTTATTCCAACGCCTCCACAAGAGCTTCAAGGCCAAAAGCTCAAGGTCGAATACATCTCGATCATGGCTCAGGCTCAGAAGATGATCGGCATCGGAACGCACGAGCGATTCATCAGCCACATCATGCCGCTTGCCGAAGCATTCCCTGATGTCGCTAAGAAGATCAACATCGAGCAATACGTCGACGTGTACGGTGACCTAGTGTCCATCACTCCTTCGATCATTCGATCTGACGAGGAAGTCGACGCTCTCAAACAGGCTGAGCAACAAGCAATCACAGCACAGCGAAGATCCGAACAAATGATGGCTGCATCACAAGCAGCTAAAAACCTAAGTCAAACCGACATGGAAGGTGACAACGCCATGACTCGGTTAATTGAAACAGCACAAGCAGGTTCGCTTGTGGAAGGGGCATAAATGGCAACGAGGACGGCATCGGTTACATACCTAAGTAATGGAAACGGCGAGAAAGCTCACGTCGTGTCATGGAGTGGATTAACAAACGCAACGAGCGATGACGGAAGTGCCGTTGAGTTGTTTGGAAGCCCTGATCGAAGCGTGCAAGTAACAGGCACCTTCGGAGCTGGTGGAAGCGTTCGTTTGCAAGGATCAAACGACGGTTCTAACTGGGCCGCTCTTACTGACCCACAAGGCAATGATCTGAACATCACGAGCGCAAAAATCGAAGCAATCACTGAGATCACTCGCTACATCCGACCACTTGTGACCGCAGGCGATGGAACCACGAGCTTAGTCGTAACCGTATTCGCAAGGAAATCACTCTAATGAGCAATAAAAAATTTGAAGCCGCAGACAGTATTAAGAAGTTCGCAAAGTCTTTCAAAGGAATCCTTGAGTTCGCAGATGAGCTTGAGTCTTTAGGCTCACTCGATCAGCACGAGAAGGAACTCAAAAAGAGCATCGATTTATTGAAGGCTCAGGAGCTTGAAGCAAAGCGCGATTACGACATCGCTAAGTCTCAGATCGAAGACGCAAAGAACCAGGCTGCAAAGCTTGTGTCTGAAGCTCTCGAGAAGGGCGACAAGATCATCGCTGAGGCGGCCTCCTCTTCTGAAGAGCGCTTGCTCTCCACTGAAAAGCAGTGTGCTGCGTTCATGGCTCAAGCCAAGGGTGAACAGAAAGCAATCATGGACCACATCAAGCTGCTCAAAGCTGAGCTTGAAAGCCTTGAGTCTGAAAAAGTCCAGAAGTCCGCAGCACTCGCACAAGTTAAAGAACAACTCGCATCGCTTAAGAAAGCATTGGGGGCGTAATGTCTAAGGGTAATACTACCGAAAACGACGTACTTCAGATCATCTTCAAACAAGTGTTGGCGTCACACCTTGGGGTACTTCAGACCACTGGAAACGCAGACCTATACATCGCACTTCACACAGGCGACCCAGGCGAAGCTGGCTCTCAGACCACAAGCGAATGCACGTTCGGATCATACGCTCGTCAAGCCGTAGCACGTGGAGCTGGATGGACGGTATCAGGTAACCAGGCTGAGAACGCAGCTACCATTTCATTCCCTGAGTGTACGTCTGGATCTGAAACCGTTACACACGTTTCGATCGGTACGGTTGTTTCCGGCGCAGGTCAGATCATTTACTCAGGCGCATTGAACGCATCTCGTTCGGTTTCGTCAGGTATCACGCTTCAGTTTGCGGCTGGCGCTCTGACTGTGACTGAGGATTGATCAATGACGAATCAAGACATGCTTAAAGCCATGAAGGGCACACGAGAGGATAAGCAAGCCTTATTCGATCACATGCTTGCAATGGTAGCAGAAGGTCAAACTCTTACCGACGCTCAAGTCGTTGTGATGGAAGCTCTTAAACGAGAACTCACAAAGAAGTCTGAAGTCGTTCAGATGAGCGCCGCAGTGATTGGCATGAGCCGAACTAAGGTGTCTTAATGGCTGGTTTCAACTCTCTTAAACAGTATGCTGAATGCTTCGCTGATGGGAGAGAACACTACCATTCATTTCGGAAGACTCCTTCGCAGGTGACGACCGCAGGGATTTGGTTCGACATGTCGATGTCTCCAGGGAATCCAGCGCCTCAGTACTACGCAGCCTCACCACTTGTTGCGCAGCAAATGACTAGATCAGGTGACGGTGGGTTCAATCACGGAAACGCTGTGAGTCCGCTTCAAAAGTACTTGGCAAGCTTCATGATCATGGACACTTCTGCCACTGGTCTGCCGATGCCTTACATCCTTTGCGACTACCTGCTTTATTATCCGTTTGTCGATACTTCGGTAAACGCTGAGCAGTTCATGATCAATTCATCTAGCCTTCCCAGGTACACAGACGGGGAAGGTGTTCAGATGATGGCCGTATCCGTTGCAGCTTGCTCAGGCACTCTGCCAACTTTCACGGTGAACTATACTAATTCTGATGGCGTTGCTGGTCGAACAAGTAGGGTTGCTACTTTCAACACAGCTACGGCAAACGGATCAATTATGACAAGCGGCACGGGCGCTGCAATCAGTGCAAGCCCATTCATTCCTCTTCAAAGCGGGGACACAGGTGTCAGGTCAGTGGAATCTGTCACGTTCCCAGGCGTGACCGACGTGGGGCTGTTTGCTCTCGTTCTAGTCAAACCTCTCATGACTGGTGTCCTACTTGAGCAGACAGCTCCTAGTGAAATTGTTCCGGTGTCACATCAAAGCCAGCTTCCAAGAATTTACGACAACGCATTTTTAGGACTTTTAACACTCCCGCAGGGTTCGCTCTCAGGGATTAGCTATCACGGCGAAATTAAAACTATTTGGAACTAGGAGTTCATCATGGCAGGTTTTTCGAGTTACGACGATTTTATCCAAGAAGCCACAGTCAACGGTAAGAGCTTTCGCCAGGATTGGAACAAAAACATGCTGCCAACAACGGCGGCAGTCGCGGGTGAGTGGTCATTCCTTGCTCGTGGAGGTGGTAACCCTGGAGCTGATGCGCTTTTCAACACTGGCTCAAACTTAACATTTCAGCCCGTTACTGATTCGACTTCAAACGCATCGAGCATTCAGCACGGTGGGGCTGTTTCTCCAGACTACAAATACCTCATGAACGCTTCGGCATTCTCTGCCGCAGCCACCACAATGCCATCCGTTCTTATGCTTGTGGATCTTGTTGGTTTTTATCGTGTGACTTCTGTCACAACGACTACTTCACAGGCTTTGACCAACACGCTTTCGTCTTTTTCTACGTTCACAGCCGACGCTGGTACTGATATCTGCACGCACTCAAACATCAACCTATTCCCATATACTCGCGTAAGGCTCACGACTTCAGGCACTCTTCCTGCGGGTCTTGCGCCGGCTACCGATTACTATGTGATCAAGGTAACAGA